GGTGGTTTCGAAAAAGTACCAATGATTACTAATGTACTGCCACCCGGTGAGCATATAACCGGCGCGGTCAAAATAATATCTGTGTTTGCCGCTGGCGGATTCAAGGTCTTTCCAGCCAATCGCGAAACCCTGATCGGCGTACTCATACCACCAGCGCACACCGTCGGCAGCCTTTCGCCATCCTTCCGCAACCGCAATATCTTTCCCGTAAGCGGGGCGCCCATATCCGGCGATCCTGGCGTAATTCACGGGGTATTGTTTCGCGAACACCCCGCCGCCATTGGCCACGACAGAAGAACCGGCGGAAGTGTTGCCTTCGATGGTGTAAACTGTGTCGTTTCGAACATCCACAACTAGGCCGGTATGACAGATTCGGCTGTTATTCTGAAAGAAAATCTGATCGCCCCGCTTCGGGGATGCGTACCACGCGCCCATCTTCTTATAAAGGGCGGCACTCTGCACCGTATAATCGTCAAACTGTCCGCCGATCATCTTCCGGGCAGTCGAAACGCCGTAAGCCTTTTGAAAACACCAATCAACGAAACAATCACACCATGCTGCAGGATAGTCCATTGTAGTAGGGTACAATTTATGCATCTCATACCCATATTTGGTGTAGTTGTTGCTTCCCGCGTTCTTCACTTTCTCATAGAGATATTTTAAATCGCCGTTCTTCTTCTCAAGATATCCGATTTCAGATTCCGCCACCGACAGAACCCGCGCAACATCAAAAGCCATATTAGCCCCCTTAAACGAAAAAAGGGCGGGCAGCATAAAGCCCCCGCCGTTTTATTTGCCTGTCATTTGCTTTTTTAAATTGTCTATAATTGTACAACAATAACAGCTGTCCAGGCGCGACAAGTCAACTAATTATCTGTTAATTTCCAGCGCCGGACCGGTGCCGCGTTTTTTCTGCTCGGACTTCTGCCGGATAAGGAACGCTTCCCGCGCCTGAGCCGGGCCAAGGGCCGGAAGAACAAGATCGAATTCTTCCTGTGTCATCAGCTCAAATTCGGATGTCTTGAACGGGCCACCGTTTTTGACACGCTCCTCAAAGTCTGCGCTTCTTTCGGTGATCTTCTCATTAGCCATTGTTCGAACCTCCTTTTTCATCATCCGGGATTATAGTTTCTGATTTCTTTTTCAGTAACTTTTCGGTGACGGCTAACCCATCAATCAGAATTTCCGGCACGTTGTAATCCATTTCTACAAGATTCTCCAAAATGCTTCTGATTTCGTTGACGATTAAGGTTGCAAGGGTAAACCATCCAAGCAACATTAAAAATTCCAGGTTGATCCCAAGGGTATCGCGCCCCAACTTGATGAATAAATCGGGGATCATGAAGGCTATCAGAACGATAACCCAATAGCCGGTCTTTTTGATGATTCCATGCAAACCAACCATTGACGATTCCTTATGCTGTTTGTTAGCCCTTCGCCACCCGGTGATCCAGTCAATAACATTCAGAAGCAAATACCCGGCGAACAAATACCAATAGATACCAAATATGGCGCTAAAGACGGCAACCGCTGCGCCTAAAAGCATATTGTAATGATCGATAAAATCGAATTCCATGCGGTCATTCTCTCCTAGTTATTTTTCAGCCATTCAGCGACATCATCCCGCCACAGATGCGGCACATCGGCAAGTTTCCACGGTTCGCCGGTTTTGGGATTGATTACGCCGTTTTTAATTCTGATACCGTAAAATCTAACCATCTTTTAACCCTCCATCATATCGGACACAGCGCCGCCCAAATCGTCGATAGCTTCATCCTGGACGCCCTGCGATTCTTCCAGCGCAGCCACGCGCAACTCTAACGCGGACGGCTCATAAAGGCTAATTGTCACGGTCACGGATAAGCCGTCTTCCTCTGTCTGTCTTGTAGGCGCGGTAGCAAGCAGAAGGCCGGAATATTCGCCGGTGATGATATCCTCGCCCTGTTCGCCAGGCTGGCCGAATTTAACCTCGGAAACATTATCAGCCGTGCATTTCTCACAGACGAAAAGCGCATCGGCTTCATTCCGGGCATGATAAACGATATGGTCAAGGGTCGCGCCCTCATCAATGGTGATTCGGGTGGAATCTTTGAAGATCATGAAATTCATAGGATCATCTCCTTTCAGAAGGGTTAATAAGGTTACAAATTAGTTCGTTAAATGATGCTATTGCGAGTAAAGAGCTCTCGGTTTCGGATGTTCCGTCGTGGGCTACCTGCTCAGCGAAAAAGGCCGGGAACTTAGTTACTGTGAAATTCGCGGCAACCGCAGATGTTAGTGCGAGCGGGTCATGGGTGCGGGTTTGTGTACTTCCGACAGGGGCGAGGCCGACAGGATACGTTTATTTCACCGCGTATAACAATTCAGCAAACACTTCCGAAAAGGCTTTGATCGCGGCGCAGATTAACGCGGCGGGTGCCGTGAGTGTGTACCCATATAACGCAAATTCTAGACCATTCGGGTCTTGTACATTTGTTGTTTAGACGCATTAAAATAGCTATTATCTATACGTTATTTGCAATGTCGATGAGGACAGAAGATCATTCCCGCTCAAGTTGGCTATCCCGATTGCTACGGTAGCCGCGCCGCTTGTTTGTGTGCTGAAATTTACTTGCACATGGGAAAAATTGCCGCTGTCTTGGTAGTGTCCGCCTTTAATCGGGTAGTTCGTTGCTGTTCCAAAGCTGAACTGCAATTTAACAACATTAAAGAAGTAAAACCGGGAACCACCTAATCCGACACGGATATTCGCTTCTTTCCATGTTGCAGGAATGAGAATACTACTACCGCCAGTTGTAGACCCGGCAGAGTGCCACGCAAAAGCATCATTTAGCGCCTTTCCCTGTGCGGCGGAAAGCGGCTGTGTGGTGCTGGTGGATGTCAAATTATTTACGACATCGGAAATGTTAAGTTTGCTGTTTAACGCGCTGATTGTGCTGTTGAAAAACTTAATGATCTTGCCGAATACCGTTGATCCGGTTTCGCCTACTGCCGGGATCGGGAAATCTGCGCTCTGTGCCGTGATGGTATCAAGTGTCAGCGCGCCCATTCGGGTCGTCTGTTCGCCGGGCTTTCCCTGGGGGATGACAAAATCTAAAACTGCATCCTGTTCGGTGCCGCTGTTGATAACTTGTGCTGTGTTGCCGTAAGCGGTTGTGGATACGGTTCCGACGGTAATGGTTGCCGCGTCGCCCCGTGGCCCCTGTGAACCTGTCGCGCCGGTGTTGCCCTGGGGGCCTTTTACGTTACCTAATAAGATATCAGCCATTTATTTACGCTCCTTCCGGGATAACATAATAAAGATTTCCGGTTTCCGAATCGTAACGGAAATTTGACGCCGTTAATTCATCGTCGTTATAATGCGCCCACAAATCGCCGTTCGCATCGACCGACAGCGCAAACATTCCCGATGTCTGCGTGTAAACGCCGCTTGCACCAGTCGCGCCGCGTGGAATGCCAAAGGTTATAACGCCGGTATTGCTGTTATATGATGCCGTCGCGGATGCTCCCGCCGCTAGTGTCGTAGCCGTTGCGCTTAAGTCGTTAAGCGTAGCCGCCGCCGTGTTTGCCGCTTGCGCTGCCGCGTTCGCGTTGCTTTTGGCGGTTTCGATGCTGTTATATGTCTGCTCAACATTGCTGTTATAGATGGCGGCGTTATCTTCCGATTCTTTCGCCGCCGCCGCGCTTGCTACTGCATCATCGCGGGCGGTAAGTGTGGTTTCGATATATTCGGCAAGGTTTGCGGCTATATCAATAGCCTGTTCAATCAGCGGGACCGTTGTTTCCGATATGACCGAATCGTCATGCAACGGCGCCTCTTCCACGCGCAGAATGAAATTCAGCGTTCCGACAATTTCGGAAGCTGTCCTCACCCTAAGTTCGCAAACCACATCACCCGCCAGCGGCACCATTTGCTGTTCACAATTGCAAATTGCCGTGTTGCCGGATGTACTAGCCGCCGCAAAGCTAAACACGTTTCCATCGGGTTTTAATCCATTAAAAAGAACCGCCGCGTTATTTGGTATCGCGAACGGTTCATTACCTTTGTAAAGGTTAAATATAAATGCGTTTAGCTGTGTTTCGTACTGGTTAACATGAACGACAGGCGGAACGCCCGACGGAATCATGTTTAAATCAATAGCCTGCTGATACATTTATTCGCCTCCTCCGCTTGCGTTCGCCAGGTCATCAAGGGCGTCATAGATATCGTCTATCGTTTCGCCTACGCCCCAATAATGCGTTCTACCTTCAAAAATTGAATTGTTCAGATAAAGCTCCTGGGCATACATATTTTGGGAAGTAATCACGCATCCGTAAGAACTTAATATGTCTTCCGGGCTGTTGATGTCGGGATCGTTGCCGTCCCAACCTGTCCAAAGATGATAATCTTCATTATCGCCGATGCCGAAACTCTCATCATTACCGGCAAGATAATTTCCGCTGTCGGTGTGGTAAGTGTAAAGGCCGCCGATATATACAGATTCTTCTGACGCGACAAATTCGCCGCCCTTCGCCCGGATTGTCGAACCTTCAATCGTTGAACCGGTGATATCGCCGGAAAACTTCGCGCCCGCTGCCGTCATGTTGCCTTTAGCGTCAACCTTGAAATTTTGCCCGATATCAATGGTTGATGCCGTGATAGCGCCGCTAAATTTAGCACCGGTGGCGGTCATTGTGCCGTCGTTCTTAACTTCAAACTTTGAACCGATCTTGATTCTGCCGCCCTCGATTGAACCCTCATACACGTTTAAGCCGTTCGGCGTGAGCTGCGCAAGGGTAC